CTTGGTGGGCACCGGTTTAATAAAAGCCGGAATTATGAGTATTGAGATGTCGATGTATAATGCAGCAGTTGATAAGATTAAAGAAATCACTGGACAAGCAAACGCACAAGCAGAAAAAAATCCACCAGCACAACCAGCTACATCGCAATCTGGACAAGGTGCAAACCCTTCGACAGATACATCCAAAGCAGATAAAGATGCTTCTAGTACTCCTCCTGTGACAACTAATACAACTCCAACTACACCTAACCGACCTGCAGCAGATCAAGGACCTGCCTTATTGAATATGGTAGGTAGTAGAAGATCAAATTAAAGGTAAGCCTGTAGATTTAGTAGCTTCGATATTTTCTTTAATTATTTCATACATTAAAGATCTATCTTCGTAACTATATTGATGAAGTAGTTGATCGTACTGTACACCTCCCCGCATATACCAGCATATTCTTATCAATTCTTCTTTAAATTGTTTTGTTTCGTTGTCTAGCCTAATTAAGTACTGATGTATTTCTTCAGTTTTAGTTTTAATTAGGCTTTTTCGAAAAAATCTGATTGATCTAAGGACACAGTCACTTCTTGACTAGTATTGCAGTTAGAACAAACTACAGTAACTGGTTGCATAGAAGATTTCTTATTATTCTCATTAAATTTTTCTCTAATTGAATCAAACACTTCTTTATCACAATTGTCTAAAAACTCTTTTATAAAAGTTTTGTCGGTTACTTTGTTATCTGTGTTTTCTATACAATCAATACCAAACGTGTAAATCTCTTTTTGCAAAGATGAAATTTCTGCGTATAAGCCAGATAAAAGCCCTTGTTGTGTCGAAGGATCTTCAACAACAGATACTTGTTTAAATTTTTGTTGTAACTGAAAGTTTTTAATTGCAAAATCAGTGCTTTGTTTGTAAGTCAACGGTCGCAACACAATAGTTAAATCTTTATATTTGATGTTAAAATCATATTTGACTGTTTTAAAATAATCAATTACTTGAGATAAGTTAATATCGTAATCATTTTCAGTATTACAGCTATCACATTTTTTCGATATTGTTATACTTTCTCCATATGTTGCGATTCTTATTGCTACTAAAACAACTTCTAAATCTAAAGAGCTTAAACTCCACGGATCAGTGATTGCAGGACAACAACTTGCAATAATTCTTACGGTGCTTTCGCCTGTTAATAAAGCATCTGGAGTTTTTGCAAGAATCTCATCCATTCCAGTCATTCCGTAAACTGGAATGCGCTGAATATCTCCGTCTACCATTCCGTGATCATAATATACGCCCATACTAGGTAGCTGAATAAAGATTTTTGGTTGACGAAAATACTTTTGCAACGGGTTGTTTGACATGTAAATCTCCAAGATAAATATACTTACGGGTATTTATATACACATATTTCAAGGTTTTTTATTTCATGCCAGATATTTCCAAAGACGAAATGCGTTTGTTATTACGAGAGCAAGCCGAAATGTTTGCCGGATTAGTTAGATCCGGTAGTGGAGGCGGTGGTGGAGGCGGTGGTGGAGGGATTTTATCAGCATATAATCCTGCTCCTCTAATAGGTGGATTTGTAAGCACTTCTACAGCATTTACGTCTAGCGCATCTGATCTTATTAAAGGCAACGCAGGAATCCAAGGTGCGTTAGATATTACTAAAAATGTACTCCTAAAGTTCGGGGCACCAGGGGAGTTCTTAGCAGGAACTTTTTTAAAAGTTGTTGAAACCGGTTATCAATTAAATGAAGGATTAAGAAAAACTTCAGAAAGTGGTTTGTATTTTAATAATAATATATTTCAATTAGCTACTTCTATAAATGAAACTAGATTAAGTTTTGATCAGTTTTTATCATTTATGACAAAAAACTCGATGGCAATATCGGGTCTTGGATCAAATGCTAGTTTAGCAGCTATCAATTTTTCAAAAGCTTCAAATGAGCTTGCTAACACAAAAATTGGAGAAAGATTTCAAAAAACAGCCAACGATGCACTGTTTCTAAATCAAACATTAGCCAATGTATCAAATATGATGCAATACACTAATATGAATGACGCTAATTCAAGAAAAAGATTAATTGATTTTAGTGCAGCATTGGCAGAAAGATTTGACGATCTTGCAAGATTAACCGGTATTCAACGAACACAACTACAAGATCAAGTAAACAAACAAATGACTAGAGCAGGTGTAGTTGCTTACATGAATTCGCTAGAAGGAAAAGCAAGAGAAGATTTTATAGCGGGTATGGTAGAAGCTAGTAAGTTTGGTCCAGGATATGCACAAGCATATGCGGAAACTCAAGCATTTGGTAACGTAATGAGTGAACAGTCTCGAGGATTAGTAGCTTCATTAGGAACAGCACAAGAAGGTTTTTATGATTTTAATGCAGCAGTCAAAGAAGGCGGAGACTTAGCAGTTGCATCGAATCGTTTAGACGGGCAAATGGCGTTGCTTCAAAAAGATGAGTTATTCCAAAGAAGAGTAATGCTAGGATCATTTGGTATACTGAACGACGCCGTAGCTAAAGGAGCAGTTTCAATAACAGAAGACAATATAATGAGGTCAAGAAATGAAGAAGCGGTTGCAATAGCTATGCAAGAAGGTTTTAAAAGACCAATAGAACAAATTGTAGCAGAACTAGATGCAGGTGTTAGACGAGATAGAGAAGACTCTCTAACAGCTCCTGCATCACAACTATCGATTGCATTTAACACAGCTAGCCAGTCGATTTCACGAGCTGGTATAGCTGCAACCGAAGGTCTAGAACGACTTAATGCACAATTACAAAGTACGGCAATATCTGATTTTTTTAATAATTTAGATAGTCGCCTTAAACAAACTTTTGATTCAAATAAAATAGCAGCGGAGATAAGCAAAGCATTTAATGATTTAAAAAGAGTTGAAGTTACAGCTACGGCAGTAGAGAATGCAAGAAGAGCAGGAGTTCCTATACCAGGATCTGTTACAATTGATGTGCCTAATCAAAATAGAGTACCAACTCAGCCTACAACTAACACTAATCAAAATCAATCACCTGCACCACCGCCAGCTCCTCCAGCTCCGCCTGCAATTAGATCTGACGACAATTCTGTTCTAGATACAGCAAATCAACACTTATCTACGATAAGTAATTATATGAGAACTATGACAGATTATTTGGAAAAACAAATGGGTTATTTCCGAGACTTGAACTCAAGATTATCAAATAATCGCGGAGCACCTTAAAGGATAAAAATATAATGTCTTGGAAAAAGTATTTCTCTCCAGTACAAACTGGAAATGTTAGCCCAATTAGTAACTACACCAGTAGTAACAAACCAGGTCCTGCTAGATCTAATTATTCTAGCTATCTACCTGATGTCTACGCCGGCGCTCCAAACAGAATTGAAAGATATCAGCAGTACGAAACTATGGATAGCGATCCAGAAGTTAATGCAGCTTTAGATATTTTAGCAGAGTTTTGCACACAAAAGAATAAAGACGGTAAAACAGCGTTTAATGTACAATGGAGACACAAAGCAACCAATAGTGAAGTTAGAATTGTTGGAGAATATCTCCAACAATGGAGTAAACTACAAAAATTCGATACTAGAATTTTTCGTATGTTTAGAAATACTTTCAAATACGGTGATTCATTTTTTATTAGAGATCCAGAAACTCAAAAATGGACTTATGTTGACCCAAGTAAAATTACCAAAGTAATTGTAAACGAAAGTGACGGCAAACGTCCTGAACAATATATCATAAAAGATTTAGCACCGAATTTTCAAGAATTGGTAGCTACAATGATTACTCCAAATCTGCGTCCTAAAGAAATGATGGGCAGCAGTGGAGCAGGAAGTGCATTTCAAGGCACAAATTCTGCATCAAGTAATTTTACCTTTCCTCAATCAGGAAGTGCAAGTAGATTTTCCTTAGGCCAAACTGAATATGCCATTGATGCAAAACACGTAGTTCATTTAAGTTTAAGTGAAGGTTTAGATAACTTATATCCGTTTGGAAACAGTTTATTAGAAGATATTTTTAAAACTTACAAACAGAAAGAATTACTTGAAGACGCTATCATTATCTATCGTATACAACGTGCTCCGGAACGACGAGTATTCCATATTGATGTAGGAAATATGCCAGCGCACATGGCTATGGCATTCGTAGAACGTGTTAAAAACGAAATTCATCAAAGACGTATTCCTAGTCAAACAGGCGGCGGCCAAAATGTCATTGATAGTGCGTACAATCCTTTAAGCATTAATGAAGATTACTTCTTTCCGACTACAGCAGAAGGTAGAGGAAGTAAAGTTGATACACTTCCAGGAGGCACAAATCTTGGAGAAATTGACGATTTAAAGTTCTTTACTAATAAATTATTCCGAGGTTTACGTATTCCTAGTAGCTATCTGCCAACAGGTGCAGATGATAGCCAATCATCATATAATGACGGAAGAGTTGGCACAGCTT